TGGATGTGCAGGCTGTTGGCTATACCGGCGCCGCTTTTGGCGTTCAGCTTTGCCTGTTCCGGCGTGCGGTAGGCTTCGCCGAACGTCAGGGCGTAGCCGTTGGCGTCTGCCCAGGCGATCAACTTGCCCACCATGCGGGTGAACTGCTGTTGTTTTTGGCTCAGTGTCATGGGTTCTCGCCCCTCTTTTTAGCCAGACGGTGGTCTAGCCAGCGTTTGAAATACTCTTCGATGATCGCGCTGCCCAAAATCCCCAGACCGCACGCGATGCCGATCACCGCCAGTTCAGGCATGTTTTCAAATTGCAGCAGGGCAATCCCGGCGATCGGTGCGACCGCCGACCCTAAAATTATCCGGCCCAGCAAGGTGCGCACCGTAATGCGCTCGTTGCTGACCATGAGTTGCCCCAGCCCAATGACCGCGCCAATTAACAGCAGCTTGGTCAGGAGTGAGGTTTCACCGTTTGGCATTGCGTTATCCTTTCAAGTCGCGCGTGGCGCGGGCTGACAGATAAGGCACGCCGTCGATCGCGACAAAGTCCGGGCTGGTGACCATGAATTTGATTTTCTTCGTGGTCTTGCTGGCCTCAGACGGGGCGATATTGACCAGGTCGGACAGCGTCGGGACGCAACCAAACACCTCGATTTTTTCCTCTTCGTCGCCCGCGTTGGCGTAGAACAAGAAGTCTTTTTCCGCGATGTCACGCCACGAACCCGCCGCACGTGCCACGGCGGTGAATTTCTTGAAGTTCAGGGAGTCGACTTCGATTTCGACGTCTGCCGTGACTGAACCTTTGACGTGGCCGTTGGGTACGCCGCGCGTTTGCACGGCGGTGCTGTTGTCGGTGATGGTCACCGTGGCGTTTTCGACGTGGATCATGACGCTGTCATAGTTCACGTCGAACGAACCGCCGCTAATGCGTTCTGTCATGGGTTAGCTCTCCAGTGAGGTGTCGAGTTCGATACTGACCGCGATTTCTTTCGCGCTTTCGTACGGTCGCACCACGATAAAAATTTGCACCTTGACGCTACTCGACCAGGTGATGCTGATGTCTCCGTCTTTCGGCGGTTTGACTTCGCCCGGAAACTCCACCCCGTTGATTTGGGTGGTGATCGCCATATCGCGCAGCGGCTTGCCGAAGTACGTCACGTGGGCGGCGATGCTGCCCGGCGTGCTGTTGAGCGAACGGTCGGCGATTTTCGGGATAGCCCGCAAACGCACCTTGCGAGACGCTTTATCGACGATGCGCACGTTTTCAATGGTCTGGTAGTCGCCGCCTTCCACGTCCAGCGTGCGACCGTCCGACCAGTAAATGCCGTCGAAATCGTGGTACCACATCGGCACGCTGAACCGGTTGGCTTCCAGCGCTTGAAGCACGGCCAAATCAATCTCTACGCCGGTGCCGTCTTTGGGCAGGCTGTCGCTGCCGAGCGCGGTCACCGCACCCGTCGCCACGCGGGCGGGGCTGTCGGCGATGGTCACCGAACGGTTGCACAGGCGACCAGCAAGAACGCCGGGTTCACTCCCCCACAAGCGCGGTACCAGCTGGACACCGGGAGAGGCGATCCCTTCTTGCAGCAAGGCCATGCGGGTGAGGTAGTCGGCCCACGTTTCAGCAGACTGCGGCCCGCCCACGGACAGCGCGAACCACACGAACCGCCCGTATTTGGCGTGCAGGGTGGATCGCATTTCCGTAGCCCGGTTGATGGTGGCCGGTGTTTCGGTATCGAATGCCAGGACAACGCCTTCGACCGATGCCACGTTCTGCCCGGCCTGAATGGCGGCCATCCAGTCGGCATCCGGCGTGTAGTCTTCTGCCTCGGTATCGGGTGCCGCCAGTACGTGAACGAAGGCGAACCAGTTTTGACCGGCGTTGTTCGCAGCGGCGGCAACCAGGGATTTCAGCAGGCTGGCGTTATCGCCCAGGGCTTTATCCAGATCGCTGCCAGTGTTTAACGCCTGGGTTTTCCCGACGTTGGTTGTGCCGTAGCCGACATACAGGACGACGCGCTCGACGTCGGTCGTGGTGCCGTTGAAGCGGTTAATCTGACTGACGTTGACATTAGGCCAGGTCATGATGGTTACTCCGTGATGTCCTGCGCGTTGACGTCCCAGCCGAAGCCGATCGCCTGCAATTGCCGCGCAAGTATTTTGTTGAATTCATCGTTGCTTACGCCTAAAAACACGCGGCCAGGTAAATCAATCGTCCAGGTGCGTTTTGACGGTGTGCCCCGTAATTTTTTAATCAGCAGCCCCGCCTGGGCCATGCTCATGGTTTCCATGATTTTCTTGCTGGATGGCTTCACCCAGCGTTTTCCCTGGCGAACTTTGTAGCCCAGCGCGCGCAGCTTTTTAGCCTGTCGCGGCAGCGCGGGCCGGTTGGCCTGCGGTTTTCGCGGGGCCTTATCGGCGCTCATGGTGGTACGGGTGCCGTTTTGCTGCGCCGCACCGACCACGCCCGCCGCAATGGGCTTCGTCCCGTTGCGGTAATTCCCGCCCTTGAGGTAAATCCTGACGCCCTGAATTTCGGGCATTTCACGCACGGCCAGCAGTTTAGGCAGGCCGCGCAGCATCTTGCCCTTGCCGCGTTTTCGCGGTGACCAGGGCGTACCGTCCGGGTTCGCCTGATTCCGCTGGTTGCGTTTGGCCGCCACGATGATGCCGAGTTTGGCGATACGCCATAAAAGGCGCTGGCGTTTCTTCGGCGGTAAATCAGCGGCGGCCAGTGCTGCACGCAGGTTTTGCAGCTGACGTTTATTCAGTTCACCGCGGATCACGATTCACCCGCGTGCTGCGTCACTATCTCGGCCTCTGTCGCTGTCCAGACTTCGGCGCCGACCAGCTCCCAGCGCTCACCCTTGAACGGTATCGCTCCGGTGTTGCTGGGTTTGATGATGATCGGGTCAGCCAGGGCGACCACGATGTCCAAAATGCACGAACCTTCATCGTCAAACTCAGGGTCGACCGTGGGGTCGGGAAGATTTAACTGTCCGTGCAGTTCGTTGGCGTACTCATCAATCCACGCCAACACCAGGGCATACACCACGCCGGGCGAAAAACGCCGGTAAGGGAAGTTGTCCCAGGATAAATGCGCGTTGTATCGCAATATCCCGATGCGCCTTTGCCCCAGTCCCAGCGCTTTGGCGTTGCGGCTGATCTCGCAATCGTCCATCGCGCTTTCAAACATCTGCATGGCTTCCGGGGGCAGGTTCGCGGTAATGAATGCGGTCAGGCTCTCCAACTGGCTCATATCAGATGCACCCCGACGCGCGGCAGCTGCAACATGTTGCGCATGACGTAAGCCGCCTCGGCCAGCAGGTTGGCGCGGGTGTCGGTGCTTTCCTGTCCCGGATGCGATTCACGGCGCCCAATGGTGGCGAACTCCCCCAGCAAATCAGCTTTCGCCCTGGCATAGACGGCCTTTTTGTACTGCGCCGTCAGCTGATTTTCATCGCCCAGCGTTGCACCAGGCACGTCCTTAGCCCTGGCGTTTCCCTTGCCTGCCCAGTAGGTGACCACGTCGCCCAGCGTGTCGTTTACCTCAGCAATGGCGGCCAGTACCGCCACGCCTGCAATCTCTGGCGGCAGGTCGGCGGGCAGGGTGCGCGATTTCTGAAACTCGGCGAGGTTCAAATCGGGCCAGAAGGCCACGCCGTTGGTGATCGTGTCGTTCTGATACGTCACCGGCGTGCCGCTGATGCTGAAACTTGGGGCGCTCATCGGGTACACCTCAAAAAATGTGAGAAGCGGGCTAACGGTTTCCACGGCCAAAAAGCTTTACGGGCTTTATGCCTCCACCGCGCCCGCCCCGGCTAGCGGTAGTCGTTACTGCGCGACCAGGCTGTTAATGCGGGCCTGAATTTTTTCGCGCATGGTTTTTACACCGGCGTTTCGGTTGTACTTTTCCGCCTGGGCGAGCAGGGCGTCGGCCTGTTCCAGCGTGTCGACGTCCTCCACGGCGGTGGCTCGCGGCTTGCCGTTCTCGTCGCGCAGCATGTACAACCCGGCGAACTTGAACCATTTGGCGTTGATTTCTTCATGCAACCGCCACTTGTCGCGGATGTTGTTAAACGTCCGGGTGAAGTAGGGTTCCAGGCTGTGACCGGCTTCCGCCTCGGTGATGGCCCATTCCATGACGGTATCGGCCACGAACGCCGGTAAGGTGCTTTTGAAGTTTTCAGGCATGGCCTGACCTTCGGCGATGGCCGCGTCTGCCCAGACGAGCGCCTTTTCCATTTCCCCGGTGTCAAACAGCCAGATCACGCAGTACACCAGGGCCGGATTTGCATAACGCTTATCACCGGCGAGGTAGGCTTCTACGGTCGGCAACCAACGCGGCAGCAGGTGATCGCGCTTGAACTCGACGCGGTCTTCGGTGCGCGGCAGGCTGCGCAGCTGCGTGACGTCGCTTTGCAGTTCCAGCTTTTGCAGGTGGAAACTGACCGGAGAGGCGGTGAGCGCTTCGCGGTTGTCCAGCGCTTTGGCGGCCTTAACCTGCGCACGGTGGCGTTGACATGGGGACATGGCCATCGCGTTACTCTCCGTTGGTTTCTGGTGGGGTGACCGGTTCCGCCAACGTGATTTTGTCGAAGGCGGCATACAGTTCATCGTGTTCTACGGCGTAACCTTCCATGCGCAGATAGCTGTTTTCGAACTGCTTGCGGTCGTCGCTCCAGTCGGCTTTACGCTTGCGGGTACCGCCCTGCGTATAGATATGCAGGTTATCCAGCGTGGTGATGATCAAACGGCCTTCCGGCATAAACGGCGGGGTGTAAACGTCCAGCCCGGCAATCTGGCGGTTCATCAGCTGCGCGGCGACTTTCTCAGTCGGACGGTCGACCATGTTCATCATGGTGGTGGCGTCTTTACCGATAAGGTCACCGGAAATCAGCACGCACAGGCGCGGATCATTGCGGTACTGTTCCAGAATGCAGGCGTGAAGCAGGTCAGTGACCGCCGCGTCTAAAGACACGAAATCGGCGCCGGTGCCGCCCAGGGTGACGGTGTCGGCAATAATCTGGGCCGGTGTGCGGTCTTTGACGATTTTGTGCCAGCCGATGTTGACGTCTTCGCCGTTCGGGTTTTTCTCCGGGTCGGTGTCTTCGGCAACGCTTACACCGTTAAAGGCGACGCGCAGCATGTCGAGGGCAAAGGATTCATTGCTGAATGCCTGGATGCGCTGGAAGAATTCGTCTTCGCTGCCGGAGTTTGCCCAGTTGGTCAGGGTGTTGTAATCCAGATACGAGCCGGAATCCGTTTCTGCGAGTTTGTATTCGTTACCGTCTACGCCCAGTGGACGGCTAAAACGGCCATTTTTCTTACGACCGGTATAAATGCCCGGCTTACCGGTGCTGATAACCTGGCCGGTGGTCTGGCTGACGTCGGTGACGTTAATCAGGCGCAGGAAATCCGAGCGCTCAAGCAGGGCATCGCGCAGGGCTGTTTCTTTTGGCGGCGTGATCGCGAAAAATTTCGCGGTGTCACGCACGCCGTATGATTTCGCCAGGGCAGCGGTAAACTTGAGAAGACGCTCCTCCGCCTGGGAAGATAATTCCTGACTGTGGTGCATGGTGTTTTCCTTAAAACAGGGGCTAAACGGCTTAAACCAGTTCGCGGGGTTTGTTACTGCCGCCCGGCGCATTGCCCGGACGTCGCGTTCCGCCGCTTTCCTGCGCTGACAGCTTCGTCATGACGTCTGTCAATTGGGCAGAGAACTGGGTAAACACATCAGCTGGCGTGCGGGTTTTTTCAGCATTCCGACGCTGTGCGCTGAACTGACGACGTTCACGGCGGGATGTTTTCACCGGTTTGGAACCGACGTTAAACGCCTTCATGGCTTTCACCAGATTGGCTTTCGCAACGGTAAATTCTGCCGCTTTGACTTCGTCTTCCGGGTTCTCGGCAACGTCTTGGGCCAGTTCTGCAACCTGTTCGGCGGCATCCGCGATATTTTCGGCAACGTCGGCGACTTCGTCGGCGGCCAGTTCCGGGGTATCTGCGTCGGTGTTTTCACCTTCGGCAGCTGCCTGGCCGTCTTGCATCATTTTGAGCATTTGTTCTAAGAGGGCTTTTAACTCATCCATCTTTTGTTCCTCGCCCTCGGTGGGCTTGTTGGTTTCAGTGTCGGTATTGGGTTCTGGCGTTGGCGTAAACTCTTTGCGGGAGGAAAATAACTTCGCCCATAAAGAGGATTCTTTCTTTTCAGCCTTATTATTTTTTAACGTGCCGAGGCTGAACGTTTCTAAACTTCCGCGCGCGGCATCTTTTTCTTCGCCCGCTAAAATGAA